CCGTTCGGGTCATAATTTGCATAGGGAGTAGGCGCACATGGTGTGCCTCCGTATTGCGGAGTTTGACCAACTGGGCAGGTGACGCCGCTGTACGCCACCTCCGCTAAAAAGTTGGTCCCGACAAGACCTGTGGCTAATTCAACAGCACTGCCGGATTCGGGTTTATAGATCAGCTTACCTGTAGCCGCTCCACCGCTGCCATATTCCAGATAAACGTTTCCAGGTAAAAGGTTCGCCTGTATTGAGTAAGAGCTTCTGCCGTATGGTGAAGTTGACTGCTGAACCCACTGCGTTGCGGTTCCAGCTGTAGGTGTGCCACCACCTGAGCACGGCGATTCTATTCTCTTGTTGTTGTCGCAATCAAGTTGCGGATCAGGTTCTGTTCCATCCGCAAACGTCGCCGGGATTGGTGTGCCAAAGCCAGTCGGCGAGCTTGGATCTGGGCAAGATGCCTCAGCCTCCAGGAAGTAGTCAATCTCCGATGTGGTGATGCTCAGCGTCGAACCATCCTGCCAGCCATCACCCAGAGGATCAGACTTAATCAATGAACGCACGCCAGTCACTTTATCGCGGCGATACCAGTCAACTTTGCCACCAGGGCAAGGCGGCACAAGGTTCAACGTATCGCCAAGTGTTAGAACTTCGCCTAGCTTGCTTTCTGTGATTGCGTTTGTAGACGAGACAACAGGATCAGCCGGGTTATCAACGCCGCCAACGGGCTGGCTTTCGATCAACGGGCTTTGGATGCTCTCGAAGTTTGAGTCAGCAGGAAGCCCGGGCAAGTTGCCGCCCTCATCTGTTAGCTCTGTATTGTCAGTGCGACGCCCCGACTCGTCACAAGTAAAGTCCTCACGTCCTGTAGCCAGGTTGTAGTTGATGCCAACGGCAGGACCCACAATTTGAGCAATGATGCTGCGGTTTTGGCTATCTACTGGGAAGTGAACAAGATCTAGCTCGACAGCTCCGGTGATGCTTTTGTTGATGCGCTCCACCTCGTACAGATAGTCGTGCAGGCTGACTGCATCGGCGTCTGTTTCGCGGCGGAGTTGAACGCGCACAATGTCACCCACAACCAAGGTGCCGTTGTACGCATCGGGCTTGACGCGCAGACGCACAGTGTGGGTCACATACTTACGGCGGGCAATAATGTACGTTCCAACTTTGACCGCGTGGTTTTCTGACGTGCAGAATTGCGTCAGGTCATACTGCTCAAACGGTCCGCTTTCTGCCTCGCCGCTAAAACGTACTTCCGTGGTACGGACAATACCGATGTCATCATCAGGCTGTTCGCGCCAGAGCATTTGAGCGCAGATGGGTTTACGCTCACTCAGCGGGATGTACTCAATCTCAAAGCCGTCTGGTGTGATGTGCTCTTCGGTGAAACCAAAGACCCAAGTGATTGCCGTGGTCTTGATTGTGTAATCTTCGTTATACGGCAACCTTGGCAGGAAAGCTTTTTTGCCGTTTTTGTCACTAAAACGCAGCAGGAAGTTCAGGCTAATTTCCTGCAGCCAATCTTCTAAGTTTGAGGAATCTTCAAAGACGCCGTTAAACAACAAGCCGTTGGCATTAGTGAACTGCGCTGCAATCAGCATGGATGCAGTATCCAGCATGTCTTCAGGCAGCCTGCTGGACTGGCGAATTAGATAAAGCGCCAGGTCGATAACGTTGTTGCTCGATCCAAGCGTGCTATCAATGATGCGCGTGACTTGCATCCCCTCGCGCACAAAGCAATGCACCTGCTTGTCCCAGCTGGTGCTTGCAAAGCCAAATTGATTGGTGAAGCTCAGCGTGGTCAGGTTTGCGTAGGTGCCGGATGTGCCGCAATACACCGGACAATCCCACTTTTCAAAACCACTGACGGTGGTGATGAAGTTGCCCGGCGTCCAGGATCCTGCGCGCCGGTTATACGTCTGCCGCCATGTACCAACGCGGCAAGCTTGTTGGAAGACGTCTTTTAACTTGAGCTGCGGTAAATCACCTTCGCTCAAAACAAGCTGCAGGCGAACAGTCAGCGTATTAGTAGTTGGATCGTTGCTGTATCGTCCTTCGGTTGCTCCAGGGCTTACCAGCACACCGCCAACCCCGCCAACACGGCGACAGAACACAATCGGGACTGGCTCACCAAGCGTGATGGCACGCTGCTGGGCATCAAGTCGCCGCTGTCCCAGTGCTGCTGCCTCATGCAGCGGCGTAACGACAAGACCGTTCTGGTAGACAAGCAGCTTTAACGGGTTCTTGGCGCGTATCTTTCTGCGGCGGCGTTTCTTTGTCATAGCCGGATAGGTGCGCCGATCAGCTTGTTGGTGAACTTACGCGGTGGTACCTGAGCACCAACGGGGGCTAGACCAGAGCCTAGTTTGATTGTAAGCGTCGTCAATGTCCCAGACACTGCCACCACCTCAGCGATCAGACTGGCGATCAGCACCTGGCCGGCTTGCGGCGCAGTCTGAGATAGACGTGAATCGAACTCGTAAACTTTGAGTTCCAGCAGGCGATTGTTGTCGATGGCAGCGCTAAACGCATCAACAGCTGTGGTGGTAGCGGGCACCTGTAATGAGAGATCTCCTTCAGTGCCTGGCGCTCCAGCGGTCATACCATCAGCCGTAAAGGGGAAGTAGCTCCAAGAGGCAGAGCTAAGCGTGACGGTCTGATTGACGTAGAAGTTCTGCCAGCGCAAGTAGGTGCCAGCGTTGTCGTAGATGCGGAGGTACTGGGATTGGGCGCGGTTTGCCATTAGTTGATGCCTGCGTAGTGGCGTGCGCCAGCAGAGCGACCGTTACCAAGCATCATGTCAGCCAGATCCTGCAGCGCATCCTCAAGATCGGCAACGCTGACGTAGTTCTGACCGTCTTGCTGGATAACGGGTCCGGTCTGGATCGTGATAGGTCCGGCGCCACCGGACGAACCGTTTAAGGCGCGGGCACCGCGAGCACCGGACAGGTAGTTCATCGCAAAGTTTGAGGCCTTGCTTTCGGGGATGATGTACTCGGGTTCGGAACCCTCGCCGATCAGTGCGCGGGTGGGGCCGGTGACATATCCGCCACGGGCAAATGCTTTGACGCTGCTGGATGCACCTTGTAGCGAGCGGAGGCTGCCCTGCATCTGCTCATACCGGCTTCTGGCGGACTCCGCACTGCGGCTAAAGAACAGGTCGCGTTGGTAGTTGCTGTAAATATCGGCTGCCGCAGTCATCTTCGCCGGATCACCCGCAAAGGACGCAGGGGTTAGTCCACCAGCACGAGCTGCCCCAGTGCTACGCCCCAGCAGAGATATTGTGCGGCTGGCGGACGATGCGGCGCTGCTCATGGAACCAGCGAAGCTGCTGGCGGCACTTGCAGCTTGTTGTGTTTGTCGTGCCACCGTGTTTTGGGAGTAAGCCAGGTCGGCGGCGTAGATCGAGCTGTCGTAGATGGCTTTGGCTTCGATTTGACCGAAACGCGCCACCTCTGAAGCAGTTTTTACTTGGTTGGCACTTAAGGCGTAGGCCTCTTTTAGTGCGGTCAACGATGCGTAGTGGTCTTTTGTGATTGTTCCTTCTGCTTTTGCTTGCAGAAGTGTTGCTTCGAGTTGTTTTAGTTTTATAGCAAGAGTTTCTTTTGCGATAGATGCTTTGCGTACTTCGGCTTTTAGCGTGCTGATTGTTGCGTTGTAGTCAAGCTTTGCGTTGGTGACTGTAATTTTGTAGATTTCGCGGGCAGCTTTGATGCGCTCCGCGTCTGTCTTGGCGTTGTTTAGTGCAAACTCAGCACGTTGCAGCAGGAGGCTGTTGACAGCTTTTTCTGCGCTCAGGCGAGCCTGCGCCACAGTCATGGTGTTGTCCACTTGTGCCAGCTGGGTTTGCTGCAGGCGGTCTGCTGCTTCGGCACTTTGTTTGATGCTTTCAGTGATAGCGTCTTGACCCTGTTTGATTTTTTCTTGTGCGAGTTGCTGTTCGACTACTTTTTGTTTGATGTTTTCGCGCTCCACGGCTTGAGCACGAAGGGCATCCAAACTGTTTAGTGCCAGCTGGAGTTCGCGCTGACCGGCTTCTGATGTGACGTTGGCGTATTCGAGGCGGAGTTCGCGGGTTTTCTGTGCAAAGTCATAGGAGATTTTTTCGAGGGCGATTTGTCTGTCGAGTTCTGCGTTAATGCGCTTCTCGGCGATAGTGCGGCCAGCTGTGCGTTGTGTTTCGAGGTCTAGAAGTTTGGTGTTATGTTGAATTTCACGGAGTTGTCCATCAGTTAGTGCCTGCAGTGTTGCAAGACGCTTACCCTCCTCTTCGGATACAGCTTTTGTTTTTTCCTCAACAAGTCCTAGCAGATTCGCTATAGCAGGTACTTTTTCGCCGAGGAACTTGATTGCTTCTACGATTTTTGTTCCTACAGCGGTAGCAATGACATTAACTAGCGCAAGGGCTTTACTTAGTCCTTGTAAAATTAAAGTAAGAGCTGTTACAAATGGGGTGCCAATAATGGATAGTGTGCCGGAAACCGCACCTAAAAACTCGTTCCAAGTGTTACCTAACAAAGCTACGTTATTTGTTATGTGCTCAACTGACTGGGGCAACATGCCCGTCTGGGCGGCTACTTGTTGGCCGATGGCACTGCGGGCTTGATCGAGTTTGCCGGCTTCGATGAGGAGGCGGACTTGATTGCGGAGTTCTCCAGTGACTTGGATAGCGCTTTCTTGGAGCTTGTCCATGTCAAGCCCGTTAAGTGCTTTGCCAATCTCAGCGATACGGCGTTGGGCATCTTCCAAGATTTGGCCGATAGCCGAACCAAGAATCTGACCGCCGAAGCCGGTGCCAAAGAACGATCCAGCAAGTCCGCCGGCTACTTGACCTGCGCCACCGCCGAACAACAGCGGGAAACCTAGACCGAGGGCAATGTTCTCGCCTCCGGGTTGACCTCGGAAGCCGAGGCCAGCGGGAGGTGGCGTTCCGCCGGCTGGGCGTGCCGGTTGAGGGCCTTGTACACCGAAACCTGCATCACGAATCCGATTCCTTCTAGCGGCTTCCGCTTCCAAACGACTCCGTGCTGCAGCACTGGCTTGTCCTTCTGCGCTACGGATAGCTGCAGCTGTTTTTTGAGCTTGTATAGTTAAATCTATGGCTACTTGTTGTGCTTCAGTGAAGAAGCGGTTCCAGCTGTTTTTGAGGTTTATTTCTTTAGCTGCTGCGTTTATTTGAAGTTCTTGTGCTGTTTGTTGTGCTTCAGTGAAGAAGCGGTTCCAGCTGTTTTTGAGG